GCTGCCACGGTGGGTCCGTGTAGAGGATGTCGTATTTTTCTTCTGCGTTGAAAATATCAATCTTCATAGCCATCCCTCATTTCCAACCCAAGTTTTACATAGTGAAATCTCATTTTATCCATGGTTTCTTCCACTTCCTTTTTTGAGATTGCACCAATTGATTCCATGAGTTGGAGATCGTGTTCGGCTTCCCTGTATGCTTTATTCAGTTGCCATAATCTTTTGTTATTGGCAGAACTGACTTTCTGAATACAATTCAGTTTTACCGTTTCCACTCTCTTTGCATTTACTGTCTTTGCATCAAGTGCTGCCATTGTTGCTCCTCCTGTAAAGTTTGTATTTTATGCTCGATTCCGAGCGGTTCATCATTTCTGCGATTTCCCTTATGGAATATCCTTCGTGTCTGAGGTGCTGCATCCTTCGGACTTCCGTTCCTGTCCAGTTGTATCTGCGTGATATATCATTTTTTCTTTTTTCCTTGTACCAGTCGTAGCGCATGAACATTGTGTCGTCTGTTACCCTGGCTGCGTTCCAGTCCTCTGGGTGCTCTCTCATGTATTTGATGATATCTTCCTGTCGGTACATCACGTATGGTCGCTTCCGGTAGCTTTTCAGACCTTTTCTCTCCCAGTACTGCAGGGTTCGGTTTTCTATTCCAAGGATCTTCGACACGGTGTTTCTGGTGAGCATATCTGTGTTCGCCATGTATCCGCCCATCCCGATGCGCTGTCTCTTTAGAAACACCGCCTCCTTGGTTCGGTTCAGCCGTCTTGCCACTGTTTCCAGTGGGTACTTCTCTGTCAGTTCTTCCAGGAGGACAAGTTCTTCATCTGTCCATTTGCGTCCACCCATTAGAAATAATCCCTCCACGTATCCACGACTGTTTTTGCCAGATCCTCTTTTTTCGCCAGTGCTTTCAGCACCACTTCGTCTATCGTTCCCTCTGTGATGAGGTGGATATAAGTGCAGGCATTCTTCTGCCCGATACGGTGGATTCTGGCAAGGCTCTGACTATATGCTGCATAGTTGAAGTTGACCGAATAATACACACAGGTGTCTGCGGCCGTGAGTGTGATTCCCAGTCCTGCAGTATCGATCTGTGCGAGGAATACCATCGTTTCCGGGTTCGTCTGGAAGTCCTTGACGATGTCGCCCCTGTCCTCCAGTTTCACATCTCCATAGATTTCTCCGTAGCGGAGTTTCTTCTTTTTCAGCATCTGCCCGATGATGTCTATCTCCGGTCTGAAACGTGCGAAGATTACCAGTTTCTTTCCTGCGTCCACCACATAATCGTCCACGATTTCTTCCAGTGCGTTCAGTTTGCCCTTGCTGACCAGTTCTGGCTTTTCCTCGCCGTCTGCCACTAAAAATCCGCCAGTGAATTGCTGAAGGCGAAGTAGCTTTGTCAGCACGGTCGTTGCGCTGATCTGCCCACCGCTTTCCAGTTCTGCGAAACTCTCACGCTTGATGCGGTCGTAGATGTTCTTTTCCTTTGCTGACATCGTTATGTATCTCTGCAGGAATGTCTGCTCCGGCAGGTCGAGTGCTTCGTCCTTGGTCACTCGGTATGCGATGGAGTGCTCTTTCTGGATTAACTGGTCGAGGTCTTTGTATCCCACGATCTGGTGTCTGTTAAATCCGCCCATGATGGCATATCTGTTTCGGAACTGATAGAAGTTCGTTCCGAAGATTGTCGGGTCAAGGAAGCGGTACTGGCTATACAGGTCGATTGCATTATTCTGTACCGGAGTTCCGGACAGGATAAGTTTGTACTTTGCCTGGTCGCCCAGTTTGTGCATTGCCTTGGACTGCTCTGCATCGTGGCTCTTGATTCTCTGGCTCTCATCGCAGATGATCATGTCTGCGTTCCATTCATACAGTGCGTCAAAGATGCCTTCTCTCCATGTGGATTCGTAATTGATAACGGCTACCTTTAATGCCTTGAACGGGAAGTTGTCGAGATCGTTTAACAGCTTCAGCCTGCGGTTCTTGTCTCCGAGCAGTACCTTGATGTTTGCCTTGAAGTCTGCAAATTCTGCGAAGTCCTTGGGCCATACGGAGCAGACGGAGGTTGGTGCTACCACCAGTACCTTTTCCACCTTACCCATCTGGTAAGCCGTGCCTGCTATCATGATTGCTGTTAGCGTCTTTCCGCATCCCATTTCAAAGAGCAGACCGAAGCCTTTATGCGTTTCTGCCATTGGTTTTTACCTCCTTCCTGTGATTTTCTTTTGCTTTGCGGTGCTCCAAATCTCGCACCATCCTGTTCCAACCTGCCTCCTGCTGCTTGGTTGCTGCGGGGTTGCGACAGGATATGTAATCTCTGTTCTGCGTCATTTGTTATCCCTCCCCATTTGCCACAAAAATTGAAAGGACTTGCTTTCCGTCTGGTCGTGAACCATCGCTGACACGAGCATTGCTGCCATGCGGAGTGAAAGGTTGATATTGCCTTTTGTGTACTTCATTGCTCTTTCATACGCATCGAAGAACAACTGCAGTATCGTTTCCTTGGCTTCTATTAATTCTTTCTTTTCTCGATCTGTCATCTTTACCACCCCAGTTTCTTTCCGCATCAGTGGCAGTGCGTATGATTTCTGGAGGTTCTCTTTCCGCAGGCAGGGCAGCAGTAAAAGTCCATACCTCTCTTTATTACTGGTGCTTCTGTCTCGTATTTTTCGACCATCCGCTTATGCTCATCTGCCATGCTCTGGTAGTCGTACACGATGTCCATCGCCTGTGTGAGTGCTTCCTCTATTCTTTCTGCCATCTCCGCATCTTTCGGATCTCCCTCAGTTATCTTCTGTGAGTATTCCGCCTGTGCGTTCTTAAGAAGTGGGATAATCTCCGTTTCCTTGATATGTATCACTTCTCCGCCTCCTTTGGTTTTGGTGGGTCTACCAGTCCGAATGTCATAAGTGCCATGTTGTATCCTCGCACCTGGTGCGTGAATGGCGACACTTTGACTGGCGGTGGGATGAGCGGCTCTGGCTTCGGGTTCATGCGTTCCCGGTCGACTGCTGCCATTACTTCGTTCAGCTTCTTTCGCTCTGCTTCGATGGACGGTGGCAAGTTTACCAGTCCTGCCAGTCTGTTCAGCAGTTCGATGTCAGCCGGTCCGCTTAGTGTCTGCGTCTGCCTGCTCCACTTCATCTTTCCCCAACTCTTTATGATTGTGAACTGGACATTGTCTGCTTCTCTTATGAGTATCTGTCCGTCCTTCATTGCCATTTTCATTGTTGGTTACTTCCTTCCTGTTAGTCCGCGTTTTCTTCGTATTCGTCTCTGGATATTACTCTTACCTTTTCAACCGGGACGTGGCAGAACTGCGCCATGCCTTCCTTCTGGCTCTCTGCGTATTTCTTGAAATCAGCCTTCTGTAATCCGCTGAGTGAAATATCTACAATCGTTGCTGCATATCCGACTGTGCCTTCTCCACCATATATCTCTGCGTCCTTTACCTCGAAGTAAATTCCGAGCGACATTGTTATATTGTCCATGCTTGCTTCCCCTTCCTGCGACCGTTCATTTACTCTTCCGTGTAGAATGTGTGGTTGCCGTGTGTGAATAATTTTTTCAGTGTGGTGTTGTGCCATGTGGTTTCATCCGTGGTTCTCTCGAAGTATGTCGCTCCCCGGCTCTCATTCCAGTGTTCTACCTGCACCATTTCCAGTGCCTGGTAGCAGTCTGCGTCCGGTTCTACTCTGTCGTATCTTCCATTTTCGTATGCTGCGAACTGGGTATCCTCTGCGATCACTCCCTCGATGGTATCTGGGAAGTCATCGCTCCATACTCGGTTCAGCACTACCAGTATGACCAGTGCCTTGCCCTCGGTGTCCTCGCCCTCTGCTTCTGCCATGGCGATTTTCGCTAATCTGTAGGAGTCATCTGCATCCCAGTCCAGACTGCCGATTGCTGCGGTCGTTGTCGGTACTGGTGTCTCAGTGCTCTGGAGGATTGCGTTGTAGTAGGATTGTTCCTCTGCCTGCTCTGCTGCCTTGTATGCGTCACGCTCTTTGCACATCTGTTCATATTCTTCCTGCGTAAGCCATGTGTCCGAGCCTTCCACCTGCACCATGCCTATGTGGTTTTCCTCTATGTACTCGCTCCAGTCCGGCATCGGTTCGTTTGCCCATGCGATAAATAATCCGACAAACATTCCCGCTCCCACTATTACCGCTACTGCATCCCCTGCTATGCGCTTCAGCTTTCTTTTCAGAATTCGCTTCTGTCTCCTACTGAGTTTCAAATCGTCATGCACCTCCTGCTTACTTCTCGACTGCTTCCAGTCTCTTTTCCTTCCTGTTGTAGAGGATCATCTCTTTTTCATCCTCTGAATGGAGCATATAGTCATCTGGGTTCATTCCCTTCTTGACCAGTATCTCTTTCTGATTCCTTGTCAGTTTCTTTGGCTGTTTCATATGCTCTCTCCTTTATACTTACTTGACTTTTACCAGTACCTCATTATGCTCTCTAGGCTTCTTGGGTCTGGCATGGAACAGGTTCTCCAAGGCTTTGAAGAGTAACTGTTCCGTTCATGCTCCCTGAGTATTCTTTGGGGTAGCTGTACTAGTCGCCTGCAGTGCGGTCTTTTTCATTCCCCGCTACCGAGTGTTAAATCGCACCCACGCATCCATGCTCTCGGTATTCTCTCTCTGCGTGTTTCTCATCTGCCTCCGAACCGTTGTTGTTTTACTTGGGTCTGCGTTCCCTACCCCAATTACGACAGCCATTCATGCAGGCTCATGTCCTGCTGCCGAAGCGATTTACTGCGGCGGCTCGCTCCTACCTATCGGTTTTTATTCTGGTCGATGCTTGCCAGTGTGTTTCTTCGGTATTCAGTTTTTAGGTATGATGCATACGCATCGTTCTGTTTTCTTGGTATCTGTTGCCTGCACCGGGCAGGTGTAGTTGATCTTGCCATTGTCAGTGCTGCTTCGGAGCATTCCGCTTTCGTACAGGTGTTTCCTTGCGTATCTGGCACTCACTCCCTTTGTACTGCAGAAGTGATTAAACTCTGGAACTCTGATGCGGTATTCTCCGTCCTCCAGTTCCTTATCCTTGGTCAGCTCTGTCACAAAGGCATCTGTGTCAATCAGTGCGGTCTGCTTGTCCAGTGCTCTCCATTCTGCCAGTTCATCAAGTCCGTTGATGTCAACCTGTGCCTTGCTGAACACATCCAGTATCATGGGGATTCTTTCATCCGGGGCCGCTGCCAGTATCTTTGCTATCTGTATGGCAGTTTTGATATCCAGTTCTTCCATTCCACTTGCTCCTCTCTGTTAGATGGAATGCTGTGCGACCTCTGCCTTGTACGGTTCTCCACCTCTGGCGAGTTCACGGTACATGGTAGCCGAGTGGACACCGATTGCCATCGCCATCTCATCTACTGTTTTGCCCTGTGCGTTCAGTGCTTCGATTTTCTTTCTGTCCTCGAATCCGATGCGCTTGTACGCTTTTCTCGGTCGCTTATTGGTTGCCATTGCTCTCCACCTCCTCTGTTTTTAGGCAAAAAAATAAATGCGCCAGAGTGATTATTCACTCTAACGCATTTATCAATTTCTTATAAAAATTAAAAATGCGAAGTGAGTTATATCACTCATTTCGCATTTATCTTATTACTTCACGGTTTGTTTAATTGACCATGAAAATTTCAAAAGTAAATTCCACCGTCCGCTTATGCGGTGGAATTTACTCCTACATGAGTGGAGTTTAATCTTTCATATATTCGTGCTATGCCCATGAAGACCTTCTGACAGCAGTAGAAGGAGATCTCTATGAGTAAATATATTCCTGGTAACCAGAAACATCTTTCCCTTGAAGACCGCAAATACATTGAGCGTTCCCTAAATAACGGTAGCTCTTTTAAAGATATTGCCCGCTTCTTATGCAAAGATCCTACAACTATTTCAAAGGAAGTGAAACTCCATCGTGTAAGTGATTGGTATCATAAAGGATCCTTCCTTAACGCTCACAACTTCTGCATTCACAGATATCACTGCAGAAAAACAAATGTATGCAGGAAAATCATACTCTGCAACATTAAGTGTACTTCCTGTCCAACCTGTAACCAAACCTGTCCCGATTTCGTTAAAGAACAGTGTAACCGTCTTGATAAGGCTCCTTATGTCTGTAATGGATGTTCGAAAGCCATCCATCATTGTTCCATTGCTCATAAGTACCGTTACGATGCTGTCTTTGCAGACCGCAAATACAAGGAATGTCTGTCTTCGTCCAGGGCTGGCATAAACATGACAAAGCATGAACTGCGTCAAAAGGACATGATCATTTCGCCTCTTATTTATCAGGGACAATCGCCATATCAGATCATTACAAACCATCCTGAGTTGGATATGTCGGTCAGAACACTCTACTCCTACCTCAATGATGGCGTTCTTACGGCAAGAAATGTTGATTTGAAGCGCAAGGTAAAGTTTAAACCTCGCAAAGTTCATAAAACCCAGATCAAAGACCGTACTGTTTTTCAAGGCCGTATGTTTTCAGATTTTCAAAAGCTGGAACTCGATCATTTTGCCGAAATGGATACCGTCCATTCTTCGCAGGAATCCAAACGTGTCATTCTCACCTTCTTTTTGACTCGTGAGAAGTTATTCCTGGCTTTCATTATGAACCGCTGCACTAAGGGCGCTGTACGGCTTATTTTTGATAAGTTGGAACATCAACTGGGAACCTATGATTTTCTCACTTTATTCAACACGATTCTAACGGACCGTGGATCAGAGTTCGGCGATCCCGATTCTTTAGAAACAGGATCTGAGGGTATTATCCGTTCAAGTATCTATTTCTGTGATCCCATGAGAAGTGGTCAAAAAGGTGGTATTGAACAGGCGCACACCATGTTGCGCATGGTTCTGCCAAAGAAAACCAGCTTTGAATTCCTCACTCAATGGGATCTGAGAACTATTGTGGACCATATCAACTCCACTCCCAGAGAAAGTCTTGGCGGCCGCACTCCATATGATATCGCACTCGATAACTACGGCATTGACATTTTAAAAGCACTTCAGCTTAGGCCGATTCCACCAGACGAGGTCAATCTGACACCTAAGCTGATTCGCTTTAATCACTAACTTAGCATAAAAATCTGCTGTCAGACTGGAACTTAACAATTCACATTTTTTAGATGTGGCCTGTGGAATTTAGTCTTACACACCAGATATCCAGAGGTCTCTTTTCCATGTCACAAACTCAGATATTTTATGAG